CGTCAGAGAAGTAGGCGAACAGAGGTGTATCACCGTGGTACATGTCGTTGAATAAACGATGCATGTTTTCGTATGTGCTGGTCTTAACGAAGCGTAGCTCACCTCCTTCTACATAGAAAGGGGCTTTTGCCAACGCTTCTTTGAATTTCTCTGTGACGACAGAACCTTGTAGGGAGGCGAGTACCCCGAGGTCCCCAATAGTACGCATGTGCTTGCCGAATTTAGCGATTTCGGCTGACTTGGGTTTCTGGTTGACTTTCGTTAGCCAGATCTCCCGAGAATGCAATCCACTTTCTTGCAATTCTTGTAGTGCTTGGATGCGCAATTGTTTCTTGGGGTGTGGATCGTCCTTGCGTTCGTAGGCCTCAGTGTACGCATCAAAAACTAGAATCTTTTCGAACGTCTCGTTAAGGTAGTTTCTGAGGGCTTTCACCTCCAATGCAATAGCCGCTTTCTGGCGGTTGCGATACCACAGATGTTTCGCGTCAAGCCCGATCTTGCCATCGGGATCGGGCTCGTTGGGCCATCTGATAGCATATAGCCTTGTAGCTACTGCGATAGAAAAGTTAAGGTCATTGGTGGCTAGGATGCGACATGGGAATGCCACCGCAGGACCAGCGTAAGTCCTGTAGTTCCCATCTCGTTTTTGTGTGAAGTTGTATCTCATCTGCGACGTGACGTCTGTGTCTGACGCACATATGTCGAGGAATTCTTCCGGGAAGTGGATGAGTCCGTCATCACCGACGAACTCAGCACCTTCTGTGATGGTGAATCTTTTCGAGTCGTAGAATTCGCCTTTGGGCAAATAATCGCACACGGTTCCCATCCGGAAGGGGCCCACTACACTCGAACCGTAGGTGAGGGGCCTTTCGTAAAAAGCAACGGGTCCTGTCCAGGCGTCATGACAAGCAAACCGGCCTGACGTATCATGCGCTCACAAACGAAGGCGTTGACAGTGTTCCGCGTGAGTACAGGTTGGGTTATCCACTTATTCTCCATGTACTCTTTGTGTAGGGGGGCCTGTACGATTTGCCACTCACGGTAAACATCCTTGCGGTCTTCCGCAGCAAAACGCGCGTGAACGACCAAGCTGGTGGGATCGCCGCTAGTGATGAGCGGTGCAACCAAACGATTGACCGCAGAGTTAATGACGAGGCCGGAGCTGACGTAGCCAGCTTCACCAGCTCGGCTGTTGCAGAGGTAACGCCACAAATGAGGGTCGACCTCAACATTCTGTTGCCCAGTAAAACCCAAGTTCTGGCGAACATCGGACAGACCGCGTTGACCTTTAGCACGTTCGAACTCCTTACCCTCCTTCTTGGCCACAGACCAAAACTTCAAAGTCTTGGTCCT